AGAATTAAATAAACCGACTTTAAAATATGAAGAAGCTGTTTCACTTTATCTTCAAGAAGATTCTCAATTGTTAGATTATTGTTTTAAATTATCAGTTTTAGTAATAATATTAATATTCTTGTATTTTATCCTAAAAAAGTAAGTATTTAATATATAATATATAATATATAGATGAGTTTAAAAAAATATTTTAAAGATTATAAAAAATCAAAAAAAAGAATAAGACAAGAAAGTTAAGAAAAACAAGAAGGATTAAAAAGAGAAATAAATCTAAAAAGAGGAAGATTACTAAAAAAAATATGAAGGGGGGGGTTGAAACCAGACAGTGATGCAATTAAAATAAATAAAGATTCCCCCCAAGTTAATAATTCTAACCTTGAAGATTTTTATAAATTAATGGAAGAAGAAGGAATTAAATATTCATCTAAAGAATTTGATTCTTCTATATTACATAAACCAAAAGAAGATTTCTCTCGTGAAAGTATAGATTATAAAATATTAAGTGTGGGCGATGATAATAGATCTATAACTGTAGATACAACAAAAAGGGGTATTAGAGAATTGACTGAACAGTCATCGCCTATCACACATGAATCATGTCCAGATCGGGTTATAGCAACAATTAATGAGAGTGAATACAATGTTAAAGAGATAGATGATAATGTTGTAACTTTATTTGATGCTATAAGTGAACATGTGGTAAATGGTACAGTAACTATTTCACGTAATAGAAGTGGTGATTTTATCATATATACTAATAAACCAACAACCATAAGATACCTTGATGCACAGGCACAATCTGATTATAAATCTAGGGAATTTGAACTCAAAATCGGCCATTTTTCACTATTAGCTAGTGAAGAAGATTATCAAGCAGTTGCGAGAGAACCCGAACTTGTAACAAAAGATGAAAGAGAAAAAGATATAATTCTATATGCTGGAACAATAATGTGGAAACCAGATGGTTCGGCATATCGTTATAATAATAATTGTGGAAGATACGCACCCGACGATGATGATGCAGATTTTTTAGCTTTTAAAAATCCTCATTTCAACAAAAATATTATAACAGCTACCGTAGAGGAAACGGGTGAATCTAAAAAATTTTATAAACCACACGCTGCTTGGAGTATGTGGTGGGGGAAATGTCAAGGGGAAAATCCAGGCCGTAAATGCCTTCTATCTGGTTCAGCGGGGTGGAAAGAAAGTTACCATCCATTAATGAAATTACGTATAGCCCGAGATGGAAAAAAGTACTGTATAGATTGTTTCCCAAAAAGAGAACCTTGTTTAAAATGTGCAGCTTGCGGTTATTATCCAGATGAATGCCCGTATATGGAGACATGGGAAAAAGCTGAAACTCCCGATGATTCAAATTGAAATGTTCTATAAAAAATCTAAAAATAAATTATTTCTTATCATACCACACCGAAGCACTTGTATCTTCAAATAATGGATTTGAACCTTGAACGACACGCCCATCCTTCGCATGAATCTTAACAATATCTAAATAATCTTTTATCTTGTGTTTTTTAAGGACTCTTTGTAACATAAAGTGTCCTGTTGTTTGAAAGACAAATCTACCTTTCCATGTCTTATAAATACTCTGTTTTCTTTTCTTATAATAACTTTCTTCGCAATGTTCTAATATATCGGCATATAATGAGTTATTTTTCTGTGTCCCTAAAAGAGCATTATAAGGTAAGTGTGAATCCGACCATCTTACAAAAAAGTAAGGTAATTTAAATAAGTGTTTGATACTTTTATTCATCATGCAAATATCTAAATCAACATAGATTCCACCGAATCGGTACAAGATAAGATATCTCGCAAAATCAATACGCATGATATCTTGATCAAAATCATAATAAACACGTTTATATTTTTGGTTTTCCCTTTTGTCTAATAACTTTTCAACCATACTTCTAGACCATAATTTATACTGAATACCTTGTTTCTGACATTTAGATTTATTATTCTTATGACATTTATAAAATCTCGGTATTTCATGAATCTCCCCTTTTCCAATATTAAAAAAAATCTGATGGAGTATCATTTTATGATTTGATTTTTTTAATGATTTTCTAGATTTTTTAGTTCTAGTGGGCATATATACTAACATATTATATTTTTTTAATATGGTTTTAAGCATTCTCTGATCAAGTCATTGAGAGTACCATGGTTATCTCCGAGTAAATCCCCACCTTGAACAATAATATTCATCTTTTCCCCACCCTTAACTTTCTTAAATTCATCCCTTAAGCATTGATATTTTGGGAGATTCAACAACTCGTTCCATTTATCTTCATTATTTACCCAACAGGTTATCATGTAGCAACCAGGTGGAATTAAATTCTCTTCTCTTTTGTGATCGTAATATACGACGGCAAATTTTGCTATTCTTTTTTTGCGACCCACTTTCTTGCCATATACCTGATCAAGATAAACCCCCCAACTCCCCCCGCTAGGAGGGACTGGTTTATAATTTACACCTACAAAAGCGGTTTCTATTTTTGTCTTATGGGTCATCTCTGTATCGCGAGTCATGTCCAACTTGGTATCTTTGCTTTCTGGTGGAATTTTTTGGGACTTGTAGCACGCGTCCATAAAATCTATGACTTCAGGAGAGCAAGACATATCTTTACTATCTGTAATATTTTCTTACTTTATCTAATCACAATGAAAATCAAATTTATCAAATTTAAATATGATAAATTTGATTTTTTCAATTCATATTCATTAAAACAATCTATTATGAATCCTTTTCTTCATCTTCCTATAGATGAAGATGGTGAAGAAATAACTATTACAAATGATAATCAACTTAGAAATAGAGAGAAACGTTTAGAGAAAAAATTAATTCAATATGAGAAGAATCCTTCTCCAGAACTTTTGAAAATCATAAAAATATTACAGTGTGCAATACATGAATATAAAACCAAAGATATTGTATATGAGAAGATTCATAAAAAAGAATCTTCAAAATCTAAAAATGATGATTCAAAGTTATTAAATCAATTAAGCAAGAAAAACAGAATATTAAGATTTAAACAAAGAATGAGAGACCAAGAAATAAATAAACTATGGAGGAAGAGCAATGGATATCCTAAATGGTCGCCAACAGTTCATAGATTATTTCCTCATTATGATAAGAAATGTATAGAATTATTATTATTAGCAAAAAACAATGAAGAATGTATATTCAGTATTTTACCAGATGAAATAATTGATAATATCTTATCAAATATAAGATGGGATTGGTTTTACGTTGAAAAAAAGAAACATGTGAAACGTGTTAAACGAAAAAAATTAAAAACAAGCTTTTACATTAATATTTTATTCGTTTCACAATTCATTAAAATTTTTTTCTTGTTTAAGATTATAAAGTATTCATGCCAAGACCAAAAGTATTAATCGTTAAAAAATTATATTCAGATGATGAAATTAAATTGAAAGAAGGAAACTGGTTTGAAGAGTGTGATATTAAATATCCTATCGTGAGTTCAAGCACAGATGTTTATCGGTTAGATGACGAAGGTAACAGACACTTATTATTAAAATTTAGAAAAAATGTTATACCAGATAAATTAATAAAGACGGGTTGGGATTCATATAAAGATTTAGCGAAAGCAAGTCGTGGGAGAGGTGCTTCGGCTGGGCCTATTGATGTGAATAGTCAATATTGGGGGAAACGTAAACTAGTTGATACTAAAAAATGGTCAACAGGTTATCTGAATCCAAAAGGTTTAGAATTACATGATTTATTGTCTCCTTTAGATGAAAGCGAATTATTATCAAAACGCCAAGAATTAGATATTAAAATGAAAGAAGATTTATCCAAAGATGATTTAATACATCTAATCATAAAAAAACAAGGTGGTATCTCAAAAATGAAAGTTAATAATCAAGTTGCGAGTAATCCAATTGGTTTTTATGAGTCGGGTAAGAATTTTGCTGATTTACCATGTCGGTTAACTCATTTCACCCGAACAAATTTTGAAAAATACAATGATGGTTTACCTTTTATTCAGTATGTTGATAAATTGTTTTGTAAATTAATCCCTGAAGCTCATAATAAACAATTAGAGAGAGCAGATACTAAACCACATTTGAAAATACCTGAGACAGCTTTTAGTACAGTGACTATTAATCGCAATTTTAGAACAGCGATGCATAGGGATGCTGGTGATTTTAAAGATGGGTTTGGTAATCTTACCGTGATTGAAAGAGGTAAATATCATGGTGGTTATACAATCTTTCCTCAATATGGTGTTGCGATAGATTTAAGAAACAATGATTTTGTAGCGATGGATGTTCATCAATGGCATTGTAATACACCTATGTATGAAACAGAAGAAGATAAAGCATTTAATGAGACTTTAGATTATGCGTTCAAAGATAACCCCGAAGTAGGAACTGTTGGTATTTATGAAAAATATACAAGAATATCATTTGTTTGTTATTTAAGAGAAAAAATAGCGAATTGTCCTGATAAAATAGATCCTCGTTTTTTAACAAAATCTGGTCATGGAAAGATTTCAGATTAAAATTTAATAATACCAATGTAAACTATATTTTACTCTATTATCAAAGTTAAATACTTGATGATAACCATCCGAATCTTTGATAGTTGTATTTGTTAATGGTTCAATACACTTACTACTATATAATTCTCCTAAACATTTATCCTTATATCTTGCTTCATGAAGTGATCCATTTAATATAATGAAATCGCAATCTTTCCCTTCATGATTATGAATTTCAGTGCTACACGATGGTTCCCATCGTATTAATGCTATGTTTGATAATGAAAAGTTATATTTAGTGTAAGGACCAATCTTTACACGTTGTATAGGATTCAGATATTTCATGATATTCATATTAAAGATTTCTTATATATTTAGTATATAATGGAAGATCCAAATCAAATTTTAAATCCATTTGATGCGATTGATCCGCTTTCAACTTATGCAAAATTTAAAAATATTATAATGAATATTAAAGATAAAAAAACTCTTTTAGAAATTGATAAAATATTAGAAGAAATCTTAAAAGAAAAGAAATAAGTTTATTTAAAGTTAAATTAATCTTAATTTATTATTATGACTACTAAAACAAGTATTATAACAATTCTTCATGGGGAAGAAGAATTTATCCCTTTAATTAAAAATAACTATAATAATTTCTTAGACAAAGATTCATTAGAAATAGTAATCGTTGATGATGGTGAAAAAAATCTAATAAGTCAATTTAGTGATTTAGATAATGTTATTTATTTACATTTAGATAAAGAAGATAAAGATAAATTTACAGGTCAAATCCATGAGGGATTTAAACAACCAAATAAATCATATTTATATTATGAGAAGATAAGAGGTAGACTACCCAATGGATTCATGCGTGATTATGGTTGTGGGATGAGTAGTCATGATAATATATTTCATATGAATACTGATTGTATTTATCATCCGAAGAGTATTCAACGGAAAAGCGCTTTTATGAAACGAGTGGGTGCCGAGTGTATTTATTGTGATACTACTCTAGCATATGATATCTATGGCCAAGAATTATATAAAACAGAATCCCAATTTAAAATACATGAATCTACATTATTTCATACGAGAGAATTTTGGAACCGCAGAGGTTTTCAGTGGTCAGATACAGTGAATGAAGGTAAATATTTTCATTATAACAATGGTCAGGATAGAAAAATGGATAATTATTATGATACAATTCAAATTTTGAGTATTCATAATATTAATCAATATAAACCAGTGAAAGTTACTATAGAAGGCTTAGATGTGAAAATACCTGAAATAGTTTCAGAAATTAAAATTACAGGCCATCCTTTTAAACGATTAATCAATGATATTTTTAAGGATGAAACGACTATTTTAGGATTAGAAAGTGAATTTTTAGAGAATATTGAATTGGATGATAATTGGAAAATCCATAACATTCAAGATAAATGGAAACAAACAAAGTTAAGTAGAATGGTAAAAGAAGTAGGTGAAAGTTTTAATGTTTTTTTGTATTCAGCAAAGCATCCAGCGTGGGATTTATTTAAGAATGTACCATTTGATATTATAATTTTAGAAACACCTAAAAATTATGAACAAATGAAGGGTATTATCTCTGAAAATGAAGTTCATGAATATATTCAAGTTCAAGGATTATTCGTTAGAAAAGAATTCTTGGAAAAATAAAATAATTCTTATAGTATAAATAATATGGATATGTTTCGTCAGGGTCGCGGATTCTTAAATGATAAGATGCACAATACAATGATTCAACACTCTGTTTTTGCGGGCATTGTATTTATTATTGTTGCTCACCCCAAGACATTTTCTCTGGTTGACAGTGTTCTCAAGGTCCATGATAAGAATATGTTATTATTGATTCATGCTGTTGTTGTATCGGTACTTATGTATTTTGGTTCAATTTATTTATTTGAACCAGTTCAAAGGATGTTGTTGGAGGGAATGAGAAATAAGAAGAAATAAATTAATCTAAATCTTTTAATATATTTAAAAAATAATTAATATTATAAATTAATTAATATGAATAAGATTGTTTTTGGAAATTTAGGATTATTAGATATTTACCTAAGTGATCAAATATTAATATCTGAAGGGAATGAATTATCATTAATGGGTAAAGAAGATTATGATACTGTAGATAAACTATCATCTTTAGAATATCCTATTTATTTTACGTATCATGAATTGCTAAATAATATATCATATAATAAAGATTTATCATATACTAAGAAAATATATCTTTTAGATAAGATTTATGAAAGTCTGGATATTTTAATTCAATATATCGATGATTATGAAGAAGAAAATAGTAAAATATGTTTTATCATAGATAATATTTATGATAGATATGAAACGGTGAGATATAAAACAGTTTATACATGGGGTGAAAAAGCTATCTTTTTATTTGATGATTTAGTTGATAGTTTTAGAAATGCGAGTAAATATTTATATTTCACACCTACACTTTATCCATTAATGTATTTGAAACCCGGTGAAACTTTTGATGAAGGTGAATGTGATAGTGATTCATCACAAGAATCTGATTATGATTCCGATGATGGATCCGGAGAAGAAAAAGAATTAACTGAAATAGATTTTGAAGGTGTAGAATATCTTGAAGATGAATCTACCGGAATTTATAATATTTCACACCAATTAGTGGGAGAGTGGGATGAACACGGCACTGATATTATTTGGAAATCTAGTAAATTTAAGGAAATCCATGATAGTTTAGTTAATAATAAATCAATCTTAAATGAATTAGATTAACTATTAAAATTTAAATATAGGGGATATAGCGAGGCGCATGTGTTTGATAAATATTTGCTTTGTATTGTTTGCCCGGATCACCGATATTTAACATATCATTTTTATTTAATTCTTGGCACCCCCTTTCATCTGTGCAGTCTTTATCTCCTGTATAAATGGGTATTTTAGTTGCTAAATGAGAATCTAAGGATGTAAAATAATTCCACTGATTAGATCCTCTATAAGTTTGGCGACCATATAATGGTTTAATATTTTCTGGATTATTTGAATCAGTTAAGATACCTACTTGTTGATAATCAGGTGGTTCACCTCTTGTTGGAACATTAATACGCATGGCTCTTCTTGGATGATATCTTGAATCATAATATCGTTTCGGTTCTTTAATAATTTCTTCACTTTCGTCTAATACTTCGTCAATTGTATCTGATACTTTTTTTTCAATGATATTAATATTAATATCTTTATTTAAATCTGTTTCTCTGAAGATTAATATAAAAAATAATATGATAATTACAATATAAAGAAAATTAATATTAGATTTTTTCATATATTATGAAATATATAAATTTTTAATAACTAAGTCTTTTAAGAAGTCTTTTATAAAGACTATCTTTTTTTAACAGTTCGTCTACGCTTTCTTTTTTTAGTCTGACCAGCTTTTTTGTTCGATGCTTTTTTAAGATTTGCATCTTTTTTCTTTTGTCTCTTACGCTCTGTATCTTTTCTCTTACGTCTCTTGTATGTTCGCTTTCTTATCATGCCCATTTCTGGTTCAGGTTCAGGTTCCAATTCTTCCATTAAAGTGTCTTCGTCTTCAATACCAAATCCCAATTCTCTTAAAAAATCTTCACCATCATATTTTAAATCAATACCATCTACAGTAATTTCATGGGTGGATAGTTCTGAAGTTTTAATATTAAATTCATTTAATACTCTCTCATCTTCTTTTAATGCTTCATCATAATAAACAACATTATCTTCATCATATCCATTGATAATTCTTAAAAATAAAGGAATAGTCCCTGCCTCAGAATATCTTTGATTTAATAAATATTCAACATCCATAAATAGTTTATATGCTTCATCATATTCTTCTTCTTGCGATTTTAAAGTTAATAATAAAGTTATATCTTCATATGGCAATTCACCTGGATTCATAATAGGACGACTTTGAAATCTTTTTGTTCTAGGTTGCATATCAATTTCATCTTCTTTTCTTTTAGCTCCAAGAACTTTAGATATTCTTTCAGGTATTGGTCTTCCTTTTGGGGTCCGTTCTTCTACATATTCCATGCCATCCACACCATTTCCCATGGCGTTTGGCTCAACTAAATCTATTTTTTCTCCACCGTATCCCGTATCATCTTCAATAGACATACCACTTACAACATCCGCCCCCCCCCTCTGTCCAAAAAGGTTTTGAACAGCCATGGCTGATTCTAAATAAGCTTTTGTTACTGGATTCGTAATCATATCTTTAAAATCGCTATAATCAGAAGTATCTTCGTAATTATTTAATGCTTGTTCTAAACTCCCGTCATGAGTTAACTTTGTTAAGAATCCAGATGCTTTCGCACCGAGTTCATAAAGTTGTGGATCACTGCTTGTTTTTAAATCTTTATTATCTTCTAAAACTCTACCCATACTAATACTCAACATCATTAATGATGAAGCAATAATAATACCACTTAGCTTTTGACCTATTTCAGGTAATTGTGAAATTTCATTGTATTTATCACATACTACTTGGGTTCTTCCTACAATTAGATTTTTTAAATGTTCTTCACTCATATTTTTTAAACTCCAGGCATAATCTAATTCTTGTTGATATTTTACAGGATCAGCAACAACATCATATACACTCTTTTGACCTTTACTACCCTCTTGCCTATAACATCTATCTAATCTTTCCTTTGATAACCATACGCTTCTTGGTCTGGGTGTTCCATCTTTCTTGTTTTTATCATCGAGCATACCCATTCCATAAAAATTACATCCACCCTTTGGGTTATATTTTCCACCTTCCATTTTTCCACTTTGATC